ATTCTGAAAACATTAGATCATCAGATTTCTCAGCTCGTTATTCTATTGATGTGGAAGCTACACAAAATCCACCAGCGGAAGGACTTGCAAAATTTACACAAATGCTGGCATCCACAATGGAACCAGTAGACACCCAAGCAACAAGCTAAATAGAAAGATAAATAATAATGTCTAATACATACAAATGCGTGAGGCTAGAGCCGATGTGCGACTGCGATGAACTGGATACAGTTTGCAGTGTTGTAATCGGTTTAACAGCTACATCTGAAGATGAAAAACATAGTGCCTATATAGACGGCATATATAAATACGACGAGGAAAACAAACCTACAATTGAGGAGTTCAAGGCTGGGGCATCTACTTTAGTCTCACAGTTTGCTGCTGATAACGGCTGGATTGCCAGTTTAGATGCACAAATAGAGGCAGCTAAAAAACAAGATGTTCCTGTTGCTGACTTTGAGGCTCCAGAAATAACGGTTGATACTACTGTTGAACCCACACCTGAGCCTGAGCCTGATCCGATACCTGAGCCAGTTGTTGATGTGGACGAAGTAGATGAAGAGGGGGAAGACACTGAAGGTGAAGAGTAAGTGTGAAAACCCGCATTGCTTTGACGAAACTTGTCAGGGAGATTGTAAGAAAGAGGATTAGCTTTGTCTTGGAAGAAGCGTAAGCTAAAACCCAAGAAAAAGAGACAGCGGAGGGGTTGCTATAAACAGCCCTTTTCTGCTAGAGTACGTTCTCTTATGGCTGAAGAAAGTCAAGACCAACAAGTACAGACTGCTGTGCAGATTCTGTTTAACGCTGCGTCACAAGCAAGGCTGACTGCCGCAGATCACGATCAAGTTAAGCAGGCGGCACAAATAGTTGCCTCTAAGCTAGGGCTTACAGACGCTCCTGCTCCTGAAATTCAAATGCCAGAATCAGGAGAGTCTGAAGGGTAGTGGATGAGAGCAATAGACGATATAAAGGTCTTCGCATCTGCGGGACTTGGGATAGGTAACTGGATGCTTCAAATAGATATTCTATTAAAAGTAGCTATTAGTGTTGCTACCCTCGTCTATATTATACTCAAAATATTAAACCTACTGAAATCAAAATGAAAACAACATTAAGTTGTGTGTTACTAATCGGGGCATTATTTGTACTAACGTCTAATGCCAACGCAAGTAGTTTATTTGGAGCAGGCTTAAAGCCAACGCCAAATGTTAAACTATTCGGGCAAAAACTTAGCTGGCCAATCCCTTCTCTTTGCTTAGGTGCAAAAGCTGGAACTGTTCCAGATGCTAAAGTTTCACCTGAAGGACTTTTCTTTAAAGTTCCTTACCTAGCTATTGACGTTCCTTTCCCAACATTAACCATTACCAATAAGGTAGGGTCTACTGTTGTTAAGTTGGGAGCAGTTGAAGTTAATAAACCGAAACCAAAAAATCGTAAAAAGAAATGATTAAATCAAAAACATTTTGGACATCAATAACTGGAGCAATAGCTGGCGTAGCTGGATATTGCACAGGAGACCTTGAGTTAGGTTCTGCTATTAATGTAGTCATAACAAGCTTGCTTGCTCTGTTCTTACGTCACGGCGTAAAGAAAGCAGAGAAGGCAGCTAACGGGGAATCCTAATACTGTGACAGTACAATGGGCGTCCTTAAACTGATAGCCTCTTTAATCAAGGCCGTCCCTATATTGGGGCGGTTTTTTTTGAAGATAGATGAATTCCGAAAAGAAAGAAAAGCTCAGAATAGATATGAAGAGAAACTTGATTTTATCAATAATGCTGTTGATAAGTTTACTGACTCAGGGGTGTGCGACGACGAAGCTGAACAATGTAGAAGAGATGGTGGAACACCCTCAGTTTCCAGATGCTGCAAAAGCGGCCCCAGAGTGGACAAGGGCAGTACTCAAAAGATTAGCAAGCCTAGAGTATCAACTAGAAAAAAAATAAAGTTAGCTAAAAAGAAAACAACAAAGAGCAAAACTAAAGATGGCAGCAAAGAAAAAAGATCCTCGCCTAGAAAAAGCAGGAGTAAGCGGGTACAACAAACCAAAAAGAACACCGAACCGCCCAAGTAAGTCTCAAAGTGGCAAGAAGAAATCCGTTTAAGTCTCCTCGCATTAAAGTGGGACGGAAGTTAAGCCGATTTTTCCGGTGGTCGGATCGCTGGAAATTTCAAGGTCGGCAGACATTTCGCCAATTAAAGCATAGCTTAGTGAGTCAAAACTGTGCTTGTTGTTGTCGTTAGAAACGTATCTTCCAACACTACTACCTCTCTTTAAGTACCTGAACATATCAATTGTTCCGTGGCAGTTTGCTGATATGTGCAATCTGTTTTGCATTAGTAAGTCTTTAAGTAGTTTTACTCTCTGCCTAACTGATCCTGCAAACTTAGGTGCGCCAATTAAATTTATTCTCCCACCGCTTGCAGCCGCAACTACTCTATGATCGTAAGAATTTGCGCTTGCTCTGTACCTAACCATTGATGATGTGTCAGACCAGTGAGTCCATCTAACTTTATTACCTATATGCTCTTCTAGTTTTTCAATTCTTTCCATAGCTTCCCCAGTAAAGTCCTCTAAAGAAACATCTTGATGTAAGACAATAAGCTCATCTAACACAGTCCATCTAATTCCTTGGAGTGTGTCTACTTTTTCTAGAATATGAAATGCATGGTTCCTGTCTCCTAAATCCCAACCCCCTATAAGCTCAGTGCAGTTTTCTGTAGGCAGGATTACTTCCCATTCATCTTGAATAGGGCTGTCTGTGTTACCAACTACATGGGTATCCGCTCTGAATACTTTCCCGAAATGTGCGTTTGTTGAAGAGGCTGTCCACTTCCCAAGAACATATCTATCATACATCTCAGGATCTCCACGGAATGTGGCAATCAAATCTTTCTTGTCGTATTCAGATAAGTACGGATTATCGTCAATCATGGATTCTATTATAGAGAATTGCTCTGCATACTCAGGATCTGGATGGTCTTCTTTGTTTGGTTCTTCATACCAAAGCTTATATATCCATGAGTTTGTTCCCTCTTCTGCTGGGTTCGTATCCCCTATCCATTGGTGAGACATGTAGGCAAGCCCCGGTAAGCGGAGCTGGCCTTTAGATATTGTGAACACGCACATGTCTTTAAAGTTTGAAAGCTCTGAAAAGAATATAAGAGAAAACCTAGTTCCTTTAATCTTCTCTTCAATGTCGTGATCAACGTCTAAAGAATGTAGTTGTATTTCTGTTTCATTACCGTGCATATTAGACACGCGCAAGTAATGCATCTTGGTAACGCCATCAACTTTTGGAGGGACAGTAATCTTGAAGCCTTGTAAGTTTGCCTCCCATTCAGGAAGTATAAGGTCTATTAAATCAGACCAAACTCCAGATTTTGCGTTACGTATTGTTTTGCAGAAAATCCCAACACGACCCCCTCTTGTTTCCCAGCAATGTCTTACTAGGCGGTGTAATACGCCTATAGTTTTGGAGGAGTACCTTGGCCCACTAACTAGAAGGTATCTCTTAGAGCAGTTGAATATTTCAAGCTGCTTTGGGCTGATTGATGGATACCAGCATCCACTAGCATCAAGCGGCATATCTGTGATACCTTAACGATTTACGGGCTTTATGGCAAATGAACTAACAATAGACCTTACAGACCCGGCTATGCAGGAAGCTTTTGCTGAATGCCAGCCGGGAGAAACTCACACAATAACACTTGATGTTACTGTTAATGAAAACGCTGAACAATTAGTAGCTGATGTAGATCCAGAATCTGTTGAGAAATATGGAGATGATGATTACGATGAAGAGTACGACGAAGAAGAAGCTCCTAAAGCTGTGGCTATCATAATGAAAGAGGATGCCAAAAAAGCCTAAGAAGTGGAACGTCTTAGTAAATTATAAAGAAGACGGAACCATAGATGCAGACATTAAGCTCCATGACTTAAAGCCAAAGACTGGCCGAGGGTATAGGAGTGTTTTGTATTTTGAAGGCAATGTAAAGGTGGCCGGAATGGTAGGATATGTTAAGCTTTGGAGGCCGGTAAACAGTAAGAAAAGGAAGCAGATAATGGATCAGTTTCATAAAAACATGGTGGCTAGAAAGTCGCCTAAGATAATCTAATGATAGATTTAAACGTACTAAACAAAAGAGGCGTAAATGCCGAAACTGCTAAACAAGTTTTTGCAGGGGATGATTCAGAGATATCAGATAAAGGAGCATTTCTTTTAGATAGGATAAGGCACAGAATTGATGACGGCCTGAACCATTGTATTAAAAACCATAAGATTTACCATGCGCTTGATATTGCATGGGACGCTCCATTAAAACAAGTTAGTCACACTCTTGCTCATTCAATTTCAGATCAGGATCTAAGTGATGAATCTGTTCTTAATGCAGCAAGAGACTGGGGTCTTACTGGTATGCTTGAAGATGTTAAGGATACTAAAGGCCAGAAGCAGAAACTAAACCTCCCAATGTTCTTTAATATATTTGTCCCATTAGTTCGTTCTTATGTGACAATCCGTTGGGCTAGAATTTATAATGATCGCCGTCAGTACCCGTTGTTTAAGTATGAAATGGGTAAAAACACTACGACTAATAAGCTTCGGTCAGAGATAATAACTGACAGGGTTCAAGTGATATCAAACCAATATGGGTACAGTGAATTACTGAAACAGTCTATATTCCATATGCTTCATTACGGATGGGCTGCTCAGTTCCCACAAGAAGAGTGGCATTCAGAAAAACAGATTGGCTTAGATGAAGCAGGAGAAGAGGAAGAAAAATATTCTAAAGAAGGAATAAGATATAATCTACCTCATCCTAGTAGAGTATTCCTTGATCAAGCTCACAGACCTACAACATTTAACTCAGACTCCGGTTGTATGTTTGCTGGCTACTGGAGAATCATGCGTTACCGAGACATCCGATCAAACAGTAAGTTCTGGAATACAGATAAAATAACTTACGGAAAAACAAGTGATCTTCTTGGTAGAGCTAGGACTTATTTAGAACTGGTATCTCCTTGTACTATGGAGTTTCCTAAGAGCAGGGCTTCTTTTGGAATTACTGACAGAGAATCAAGCATTGATACTGTATATAATTCAACTGATGATGATAAGGCGGTATTAGTTACAGAGTATTATGAAAAAATTATTCCAAGCGATCATGGCCTTGGCGATTATGACCATCCTGTGTGGTTTCGTTTTTGTTTGGCTAACGACGACACTATTTTGTATGCTGCTCCTATCCCCTATTGCCCGGTTGTTTACTATGCTTACGATCCCCATGAAGGGAAGAGTATTAACTCGTCATTAAGTCTTGAGATAATTCCATTCCAAGATCAAGTAGGTAACTTACTTAGCCAATATCTTTTAAGTGTTAAGCAGAATTTAGCAAACATGACCTTTGTTGATACTGATCAAGTGCCAAAGGATATGATAGACAAGCTACAGAACTGGGGAGAGAAGTTGTTCCGTAGTTTAAACTTTATGCCGTTCTCCTCTAGACAAAACAAGTTTGCCCAGAGTGATGTAAGAGAAGCTTTCACTTCTGTAAGGTTTAATGCATTAGACACTAATGGGATAGTTGGGGCAATGCGTCAGGTTATAGACATGCTGGAGCGTTTACTGGTTATCTCTGCACAAGAAATTGCACAGGTAGCTAGTCATGAACAGACTGCTGAAGAAGTTCGGACGATTGCAGGAACTACAACAACCCGTTTAGCTTTTACCGCATCGGCTGTAGATGACGCAATGCTTGCTTGGAAAGAGCAAGTTTATCGCGGGTTAATGGCGTATGGTGAAGAAGAAGTTTATGCACAAATTAATTCTGGTTACACGCCAGAACAGATCAATGATCTTGGGTTTACTCTTGAAGAGCAAGACGCAGATAGGTCTGGCCTAGTTGGGGTTCGTGGGCAAAAGACCGCCCTCAGTCTTGATGTTATTGGTAGTTACCGTGATTCAACAGATCGTATATCTGATAATGCTATGGCTGCTGCCTTAACTCAGCTTTACCAAATGGTTGCTAGTGATCCAGAGATCAGGCAGACAGTTGGTATTGATCAAGTGCTTGATGTTATAAATCAAATTGGTGAACAACTAGGGCTGCCGAAAGATTTCAAACTTCAGAAACTAAGCCCAGAAGATCAACCTCAAGGCCAAGCAGGCCAAGGGGATCAGATGGCGGCAGTAGCTGAAGAGATTAGGAACTCAATAATAAATGAGGTAGGCGAGGCT